AAGCATGATATTCATGCTTCGGTGATTCGTCTGCCGATCCATATTGTTGCTCAATTCACGTAATCCAGCAATAGATAATGCGATTGGCGTAGTCGGGCGGTTGGCAGCGGTTGTGCCGTCAATCTTTGTATGGGTGGTGCTGAACAGGCTTGAACCATCGGGGCCGGTATCAGTGAACCCATCATTAAACACATTGAAAGCGACAACCTGAGTGGTCTGAAACATTGCAATCCCGAGAGAAGCAAATGTTTTCATGACCAATTCAAATTTGTTATCCTCGACAACTTCCTCGGAGAATGAAGTAGCGATTGCATAGGTAACATGAGTATAGGTTTTGTCGAAGCCCTGAAGCGGAACATCGAATGCAACATTTGTTCCTTCTTGTTTTTCTACTGCTGGTTTAATGCCAGCAACGGTGCTATCCTGTTCACCCCACTTCTCCGATCCCAACGTATTGAAAACCATTGGGATTCTATCCGGCTGTTGATTCAGTCGGTTCATAATAATAGCTTCCAGAACCGGAAGCTGGGTGGACAGCATCTGGTCTGAAAAATTGGTTCTCAATGTAGGCATAGCTGACTCCTATTAAATTTTCAATACCTCGTTTAACTACCAGCCGTGCCAGTGTGAGCAAGTAGTTGATGATTGTTAATTTTCACGATCAAGCGAACAAATTCTCCGTGTGCATTAAAGGCATTCCCCTGGAGTTCATTAGAAAGCAATATGCTCTTGAACGGAAGCGTTGCAGTTGATAGCGCACTGTCCTCATCCAATTCCGCGATAGATCTTCCATTCGAAGGCACTCCTGCAACAAAATCAAAATTAAGTCCAATCGCTCCGATGGCAGTTCCGGTGCCAGTTCCATTATCTGTCTGAGCAACAAACTGTTGATCTGGATCCGCATAAACTAGAATTTCCTGTGCAGTTCCACTACTTGCATCTTTTGCTTCGGCAGCTGTACCACAAAGAGCATTGCCCGCAGCCGCTCTGTCTACACGGCCACCTGTAATGGTTAGTGGATCGTTAATTCCAATTGCTGCATTACCATCAGCTAAAAGCATTGGAGTTATGGTAGGTGTTCCAGAGGAACTGTTTGGGTTTGTGTAGACTCTGAAGCCATTTGGATTATCGATGTTGGGCATGTTTTACTCCTCCAATGTTGGACCTGGGCGTTGCGTAAAGCCCCTGCCGGTTATTTCAAGTTCAGTCGTAACTTTTGAATTTTTTCGGATTTTACTAAAATCTAATTTCATTTTTTCGTTGGAAACAGATTCTGTCCATTCTTTACTGGTGTTATATCTTCGATTAGATTCATCATCAAAATATTTTTTTTGTTCCATGGTGCGCTTGCAGGCTACTGTATCCATGTAACGAATCTGCTCAAATCCTTTTGTTTTTCTCTGGAATGATTTAGGGCCACCCCATGTTTCTCCTTTTTCGTTGCCAGCATCAATGGGAACGTATCCCTGGAGATCTTGACCACGGCCTTCTTCAATGTCTTTGATTGGACGGAAGGAATAATCCATGTTCGGATCTTTTCCGTCAATGGTGAGATTCGTTCTGGGTTGAGTATGCTGGATAGTTTTACTGATTCTGCTCTTGCGTGGAACAGGCTTGGAAGTGATTACTTTTGGATCAGACATAAAATTCCCCCGAAATGTTAAGTTTCAGGGAAATCTACAACACAATCTCAAACTTGTCAATAGGCCGTAACCTATTTTCTTTCAGGGGGTTTCCAATTTTTGTCCAAAGTCTTCTTATCCATACCCAATCTTCCGGCAAATTCATAATGCTTTGCATTTGGCTTGTCTGGTCCGACATCCCGGGTGCCCTTTATGCTAAAAGTGCTGTCCTGATTATTCAGGCGCTGCTGTTCTCTTTCAGCATCAGTCAGAGATGTGATCTTTCCATTTTTTGACCATCTTGCATATACGCATGAAGCCACGTCACTTACGAAACTTGACCTTTGACTATCCTCTCCATTTTTCTTTCTCAGGCTGGCCTCATCCTGGACATCCTTCCAAAATTCAGGATCATAATCCGGGGATTTGCTATACATCATGGGGAAATCACTGAATGCCTGATCATCACTATTTCTTTTACTCGCATTTGTTTCGTAGATTCCCTGGGCAATCTTCTCGGCTGTTTTTTCTATCTCAGAATTATTTTTAGAAATTATTTTTTTTATATCTTTTTTTGTGACTGGATCATCTTCATCATCATCATTTTCGGTTTCGTTGTCCTCTTTACTTGAAGATGCAATTTCGTCTTGTTTTGTCTTGATGCCCTCTAAAGTCCTCTCCAGACCATCAAAGCGTTGGTTGGTGGCTCCAGTTTTTTCATCGATCTTTGATTCAAGATTCTTTACGGCATCCTGTACTTTGATAGCACCCTCATTCTTCTCTTCTTCGTTCTTTTTATCTTCTTCAGGCATTGTGCCCTCCTTGAATTAGATTATTCTTCCTTGCTCCCGGCTTTTCTCATGTAATTAATATACTTTTTAACATCTACTTGAATTACGTCAAGAGTTTTTATCATGGAAGCGCGAGAAACCTTTTGAAGAGCAATATCCTCCACGCTTTTACCATTAAAATCTACCATTTCGCCAATCCAGGCTTCCTTCAACATCTCGAATAACTTTTCGACGCTCTTCCACTCGTCCATATTCGTGAGCTTCTGGAGATCAGTTCCTAATTTGATATATTCCGGATTATACTCTTTAGACATTTATGGTCTCCGTTTCTGCTGGTGCTGCTTCAGGAGCCGCTGCCGAAGGAGATGCAGCGCCAGCGGCTGCAGGAATCTCACGGGCGTTCTCTCCCTCTTGAGTCTGTTGTGGTGCCCTGCCTGCTTGAGCAGCACCAACATCATTTGCCTGGCCCTGCTCCCCGGGGATCCCCTTGGGTTGCAGCGCCTGTGCGATTGCGAGATGCTTATTTGCGGCCCTTTGTATCACACTCGCCACATTCTTGACGAATATTCCTTTGCTTACGGAATCTATGAACACCGGAGTCTGCATGAATTGCAGCAACCCTTGAGCTTTTTCTTCGTGATTGTCAGTCAAAGCCATAGGCGGAATTTGACCCTGACCGCAAAGCTGAATCTCCTGGAAAAGAGTTAAAGCCTCTTCAACAAATTTCGGCTCACTGAGATAATCTTCATGATTCTGATCCCATGCAATAAGATAATTTTTATATGCCCTGAAGATTCCCTTTGGCCCAATGATACCCAATTGATGCGCGAGGCCCGGTGTGATTATCTGCTGAAGAATGACTCCTGCATCATTTCTCCGGACTTCATCGGATTCAATGACTTTGGCGACATCAATTCGGATATCAAACGAGGATCCGATCATCATGGCTGAATGAATCACAGATCGAAGCTCCCTGTCTTTGATCTCACCCACATTCTTGAGATTCGATCCCAATACTCTGAGTTTCGGTTCATCATCAATCCGCCAATCAAGATCATCGAACAGAATCATTTTCTCCATCTTTTTTATCGTGCCGGCATTGAGATCCACAACGGGTTTAAATCTTTTATCCATCTGCCGGAGAAGTGCCAGTACTCCGGAGGTTGATCTTGTCGGCCCAACTGTTTCCGGAACAGAACCGGCGCTTAATGGTGAAACGGCAGCCAGTTGTTCAGCATAGCGCCAATTCCGGTCTTCTTCTGTGGCAAGGGGTACCGCAGAAGAAGTAAAATTCATAACCTTCATGTCACTTATATCCTCGACAGGAATAAACAGTCCGGGTTCAACGCGAATGTCCTGATCCTTCAAGGATCCACCGGCACGATACACTCCCCAGGGACATGCCTGCAAACCCATGTATTCAAGGCGCATGTTGTGATGCATGTCCATTTCTTCATTCAGCGTGAACATGAGTTCAGGAACACCGCGAGAATACGCCTGGCGAGGCTTAAAGAAACAATCAAATTTGAGTAACGGTCTATGACCCGTGCGGCTGATTCGATCCAAATAATTAGGTTTCATGATGACATCACCGGAGCGCATAATCATTAATTCTTCGTTGATTCCGTCTTGATCGATATCGTAACTGCAAAAAACATATTCCACGATACGATTTTTCGTGATAGCATCCACGCTTTTTGTTTTAATTCCACTCATCGTATATCGCTGATCTTTGATTTCCTGAGACATTTTCCCGGTAAATTCATCCAATCCTTTTTGCTCCACCCTGTCGGCAATATCCTGCGACCATTCACCGGCTTTCGCTCGAAGCATAATTTCAGACAAGCTCATCTCAGTTTCTATGATGACGAGTTCAGGATGATCAAGATTATTCACTCCGGGAATTTCATTGGGGAAAAATGCGTTTTCAAACGGAATGCTTCTCAGGCGAGTTCCTTCATACACCTTGATTATTTTTTCAACTTCTTTGTATTGTTTGATATTTTTACTTCTATCCCTCACGTCCTCGATATCTCGATTGGCACCATCTCCGCGATTGGCTTCCGCAATTTGGGGATCAAGATCCTGCAATTCTTTTTTAAGTTCTCTCTTATCCAGCCTCTGAAGTACCAACTGTTTTCTCTGTTTGGAAAACCAGTCTTTCATGCCGATGCCATATCCGGTGCCGCATGTATCCATCAGAACTTCGGCCAGGAATGACCGTATGCCTTCGTACTCATTGATGTAATCGAACAAATACCAGCGCCTCAATTTCTTGACCATTTCGACCAAGTCTTCGTCTTCGATGCCACCACGCGGAGAAAGTTGAACTGTATTTGGATCAGAGAAAATATTGTAAAGACGGGAAAAGAACGTGAAAAACATGATTGCCGTTAAAGGCATGTGAAGGTTTAATTGATTCTCAAGTTTTCCGTTTTTCTCGAAACTGATAAAGTCATCATAGTTAAATAAGAATCTTTTATATCGCCTGAAAAATTCCTCACGGTCCGTTTCGATGGCTGTCTTTCGCTCGTTAATCCATTTGTTTAATTCTTTTTCTTGGATATCTGATAAAATTATATCCTTTCGATCAATGATCATCGACTGCTGGTATTCAACCATCACTGTCTCCCATGCTTCCTAAAATCGTTTGGATTGATTCATTGATATTGTCGAATATCGATCCCGGCTGGGCATGCCAGCCATTGTATCGTCCGTCATGTTTATTCCAGCAATAACAAATTCCGTTTATCTGAACAATGAGATAATTGGATTTGTCATTATTGATGATTCTAATACTTGCGCCCGACAGTTTCAGATGTTCTGCGAAGGCGTAGATTTCTACTGGTTCCATTTCGTATCCTTGACCTCATACTCACATTATCACTTTTTTTAGGTTTGGCAAGTCCTGAATATGCCGGTTTCTCAATAAGCACATAACGCATGGCATCAGTCATATCATCGAATTTTTTCTCAATTTCCTCCATGACGATTTGTTCATCACGCTTATTTTTCTTATATCGCTGCACCGAGAGCTCTTGAGCCATACGCTTGCAATGCTTCATGATGAAAAGTCTTTTGCTTTTCAATAGCAGGTTGATCAGGATTATCCCGGACTTCTTTTTATTCTTTTTTTGAGCCTTGTCAGTTCTCACCCCTTTGTCACTAAGTAATCCTCTTGCAGTTTCTTTAGACCAGCCCTCCTCTTCGGAAGATGTATCGATCATTCGCCGATGGATATTGTATTGGCTTCCAATGTCGAGAATGAAATCCGCAAATTCATCGATAGTACAATCTTCATAAATTTCATTGCAGACATAATAAATTCCTCGAGGAGAAACAGCAATAAATGTTGCGGCGTTTGGTTTCGCGGTATGAGGATCAATGCCAACCCATACCGGCCAATGGGTTGGGATGTCCCCGGAATCGATAAGATGAACCTCTGGATCATATTCCTTGAAAACTCTTCCTTTCAGATGTTTTGGTTTTCCGAGCCAGCGAACTTCATATTCGTCCTGAGTTAACTTTGACAGAAAATCTTTTTTTCCTTTTTCAGAAATGTATGGGTTCTGATCCGATGACCCTTCAAAGACTGCGACATCTGGATTCTTGCCATTGATCCCAATAAGATAAAGTTCCATGTAAATCCATGGTTCTTCAAGGAGTGTGCAAGTGTACCACAAATGTCCTCCGGTAGTAAGCATTCCACGACTAATGCCGATATAAATACTTCTTCGTGACGGTTCATCAAACCAGGCATGATGGAATTTTTTGGATTCAAACGCAACATCATCCTGCTCAGCACTCATCAAGTAAGCGACTGATCCGGATCGATAGTGAACGGTGGCTGGATATCCCTGTTTATCATTTTTTATGTTAATGATATCCTTGGATCCGGCTATCTCGCGAATTTTTGGGAGTATTTCTGCTTCGAGTCCCTCCTTCTTACTCTTCGCTGTTGTGACCACCGAGATGTTCGGAGTCCTGATTTTCTTGAACGGATGACTCCCCAGTGCGTAGTGAACATGTTCACAAGCCCCAATGGTTGTTTTGCCGGAGTTCGAGTGTACCATAGTTGACAAACATTGGTAGTTATGGTACAATGGAACAGTTAGGTCGTAAAAATAATCATCACAAACATATTCTATTTTTTTAATAACGGAGGATTCATATGGCGGCAAAACATCGTCAGAAGAGAATTTATAAGCGCGGTGAGGAGCATGGGTGTTGGAGGGGCGGCAGATTAATTGATAAGAGTGGTTATATTTTAATCTATTGTCCGGATCACCCCAATGCAAATTACTGTCTTTATGTTCGCGAGCATCGCCTGGTAATGGAGCATCATCTCGGGAGACTGCTTGAAAAGGGCGAAGTGGTTCATCACAAGAATGGAATTCGTGGTGACAATCGAATTGAAAATCTTTGTTTGTTTCAGAGGAACTCAGATCATCTGAAGCATGAGCTTCGTGGGAAAGTACCAAATTGGACCCCGGAGGGAAAGAGGGCCATTCTGTCAGCGATAAGGAAACCAAAGCCACACCTTCGACGAACTTTTGATTGCAAGAGTATACGATCTCTTTACTATCGATGTGGTTGGGCTCGGGAATGGATTGCGAGATTTCATCATACAAATACTGAGAAGATTGGTGAGATTCTGAATCAATCCCAGAGGGTAAAAAATTATTCGGTGAGGGTGTGGACACGACTGACCCCCGCTGGAGTTCAGAAACTGAGACATAACCCGTGGGTGTTAGGATCTTATGCTCGGCGCTCCCCACGAAACTATGCCCTCCTTCAACAGTTACTCGGAATAAAGGGCCCCAACCTTTCACAAAAGGACTTGACGCTCTGGCTACGACGAACCTTTCCCCGTTCCACGCGCATACGAAGAATGGTTCGTAAATTTCATCCAACTGCCTAATCTTCTTCGAAACCGGATCGTATATCTTGGTCGTTCCCAGGAGGCACTGGTTGCCTGCTGAAACTAGGCGCGTCGATGCTGTTGACCTCATGAAGTCCTGTTGGAATCCCGGGTTCGGATTGAACCTCTCCAGCTTTGTTATCTCCAGCTCCTGATTTCTTTTCCTTAAGGATCGAATCAATTTCCTTTTCTGCTTTACTGTCAGTATTGATAGGTCCATCGTCACTCTCCAGCAATGCGTTCATGTCGGCAGCATCTATTTTTACGATACCGCATTTATGTAAAAGCTGTCTAATTTCATGATCAAGTTCCGGAGAAGCCTTCCCATGGAGGTCCACATTGAGGCTCATGCTTCGATCCACTGCGCGACCAAGGGCGCGGTCAAGGACGGTGTCCTGAGCATTTTGCCTGTCCGCGGATTTGTCTGCAAGTTTCATTTCCAGGATTTTGTCTATGGCTGCATCTGGCGCAAACTCGTCAAATATTTCTTCGGCACCATCTAGGTTTCTGGTGCGCCTCATAATTCCATTGATGATCTTTTTATCCTCTGCCTGTTTTTTCTCAAAATAATCAACTGCCTTTAATCTTTTCTCCTCTCTCTGCCCCAATTCTCCCCTTTTTTTTCTTTTCCTTTCCTGAAATCTCTTCTGCTTTTCACGGTTATCACCCATGGAGATTTCCTGCTTCAAGTCATCAAGAGTTATATTTTGTTCAGTCATTCTTTTTCCTCAATCCATTCGGGCATCCCTGCGCAATTGATGCATGGGCGGTAAATAGGGGCAGGCTGATCATTGCCCATGCAGGCCTCTGCTCCGCTTAAATTTCCGCATTCACGGCAGACTGATTTCCAGATTTTATTGGGGACGAAATCTATTACAACAATACCGCTGGTGCATCTTTCGCATCCATAGCGGCAATGGGGACACTTGAGGGTCATCTGAGCCATGACTTAAGGATACGACATGGGGAGATTTGTGGCAAGGGGAAATTATCTGTATTTCTTTCTTATTTTCACGCGACCACTCTCAGATTTATTAAATATATGTTTGTTTAACAGAAAATTGTTTCTTTCAAAAACATCGTAAGACATCCACATTTGGCACCCAGGACAATTAATATCAAATGTTTTGCAACGACTGCCATAATATTCCTGAACGAATTCCTTGAGCTTGACTAAGTCGATGCTGATAACTTCTCCGTAAAAAGTATTGGCATTTATTCTTTTTAATTTTGTTTTAAAAGCTCCGACTGGAAAAGTAAAGTTATGATCTTCTATTCTTCTGGCCATCACCATTTCCTTTCTTGACATCGATCATTCCGAGGTCATCATAGAATTTTTGGGTTCCCTGCCTCTGGCCCCACCGATAAGCCAGAAGAGAGGATGGCGCACTGATGTGATACTTGATCCATTTCTCAGTGGCCATGTTTTCAATGCGAACTATGAATTTCATGTGTGGAGGATATCCTCTTCGAGTTTAGTTAATCTCTCTTCGATGGTTTTGTGTTCATCATACATTTTTTGTATCCTTGCTAATGATGCCCTATTCTCAAGCTGAGTTACAGCAAGCCATGCAATTAATCTTGATTGAGCATCACTAGCAATTCTCATTGCTCCGACGTCTTTTGCAACATCTTCATCAGTGTAACTCATCTCATACCTCCAACGATTAAAAGAAATATACAGGCAGCCATGGCGAGGACTGCCAACAGGGCTAACATTTGTTCACTGGTCATGGCACACGTTGTTGCAGATTTGTCTTATGACTTTTTTTCATTAAGTCCATAAATTATGCCTTCCGTTATCAGATCTCTCATAAATTTAAGTTGATCCTCTGTTAAAGCTGTCTTGCCCATCGAATTCCCGTATCGATACACCTTACGAATTTTAGTTGTTTTCATAATTGCACTATTTATTCCACGGTTCATTTTCAGACCAGAAATCTGGCTCTGGTTTTTTCTTCGGCTCTTCCTTTGGTTCTTTGATGGAAATTTCATTAATCCCGGTCATTTTATCAATTAGAAACATTATATTTTCTCCTTCAGATACGGGAAAAAATTGACCCGGTTTAATTTTGATGTCAGAATAATTCATATCCCCATCCTCCTGGATATCTTTTTACATGCGTAAGTATAACACTCCACATCTCCTTTGGCAATCGTTGCGATTGCTTTTTTGTGGGACTCGTAGCGGGGGAAGTTTCCGGGGGAGGGGGTGACGTTGTTTTTTATGTAGAGGTCTAGTTTTTCTTTTATCATTCAATCACCCCCTTTCTCTTTCAAGAGTTCTTTTGTCTTGTCCGAAACCTCAAACGCAAGAAGTTCCATGGCTTGCAACATGTCTTTGAATGAAACGGTTCCCTGTTCTCTCTGTGTTACCATTAAACAATTATGATGCTTATGTATTAATTTTATTGTCTCGGATTCAAGTAAATCCATTTAATTTTCTCCTTTCTCTTCCTCATGTTTTTTGTCTTCGGCGATTTGGGCGTCTGCATCATCGGAAGCCCACATGGTAACTATTTCCGAATATTCTTTTTCTGATCCTAATTTTGGATTGGGATCGGGATTTGGGTTTGCATTATATCCCATCATCGCCATGCCCTTGTACCACTGGCGCATGGTCATGCCATCAGCATCTCCTGATCCAGCTGGAAATGCCGGTCCACCATTTTGCCATTTACGCCATATTGTTTCCGGGTCTTTCATGATTTACCCCTTTCGTGTTTTTCGTCTTCGGCAATTAAGGAATCGGCAAGTTTGCCACACCAATTAGAAAAATGTTTAAAATTGTTATCCGTTAATGCGACCTCTCTGCCAAGCTCACCTTCAACAATCATGCCTTTGTACCATTGGCGCATAGTCATGCCAGGTTCATAATCAGTCTGAGCAAATGCAAATCCGCCGTCTTTCATGGGGTTCTCCTTTCATTCTGATGTTCCAGAAATTACTTTCCAATCTTTTGTATCCACGAATGCTTCGATCTTCACGTCCTTACCGTTACACAGGTCCACCAGAGTTTGCCTTAATTTTATGACCTCCGCGATCAGGACCGGAATGTCTGTTTGAGCGTGGTCAATGAAGGCTCCTAATTTTCTCCATGATGGTCCTCCTGGGTACTCGCATCGTTTTTTGATTGATTCGAGGTTGATCATGTACTCCTCCTTTCAGATGGTTCCGATGCTGGGCACCGTCCAGTTTTCAAATCTAAAATGTTGAGCCCTGAAACAGACCTTCACTTTTCCGCATGGGCCATGGCGGTTTTTTAATACTGTGAGCCAATACTCGGTTGGGTCTGGTGATATGCCTTTTCCATTCCACTCTTTGTATTTCCATTCACATGATATGACCACATCGGCAGCCTCTTCTAATTCCCCGGAGCCCTTGAGTAAGTGGAGTGCGCCCTTTGTACCGGCAGCACCACGATTGAATTGAGAGCAGAGAATAGTAGCGATATTATATTTGACTGCGAGCTCTTTAGAGCTTCTTACAAAACTGCTGAGTGCTTCGTATTTGTTTGGGTAACCTTTGGCAGATATCATTTGAACATGATCAACGATCATGACTTCAGGCTTGTCTTCCATGGCAACTTTTTCAATTTCGTTTATTCTGAATCCATAGCGGTCATAAATCTGAAGTGGATATTGTAGGAGTTTATTTCTGAAGGAAATGTATTGTTTTTCATGCTGATCATCTAATCCTTTTCTTAAAACTCCATTGTGTATTTTTTCTTCAGCACACCACATTCTACCCAGGACATTTTCCATTGTCATTTCGAGTGACATGAGTAGACACGGTTTATTTTTAGTGACAAGGTTCCATGCGATGTGACCGACCAGACTAGACTTTCCATTGCCGGGAAGAGCGGCCACTACAACCAGGTCGGAACGGTGTAACCCCCACAACAGGTCGTCAAGGCCATCCAATCCTATCGGATAGGGTGGTGATGGCTGCTTACCTCGGTCTTTTAAGCCTTCATAAAGAGAATCAAATACAGTTGCTAAACTTTTGCGTTTAATTTCTACCATTAGAGCCTTCTTCTTTTTGTAATTTTCTTGATAACATTCTCGCTTGATCTTCTTCCTTGAAAATGTTTTGGTGAAATTCGTCAATCTCAACTCGGTGATCAGAATCTTTCCAGTCACGATGGTCAATGAGAAACTGCCATAGTGAAATGTTGTCGCGGCATTCTCTCATTTGATTTTTTAAATCTTCAATCTCAAGGATTGTGAGTACTTCCTCGGTTGTCTTTTTTATGATCATAAATTTGGTAATGTTCTCTCTGCCTCCGGAGCATACTCGTTGAATGTCTCAGCGAACCTGGCTATCGAGGCCATGGTGCCGTCCTGCTGGCGGTCAAGATAGGTTTGGAAGTGCTCCAGAACAGTTTCTTTTCCATGTTCTTTGACCAGTGGCTTAAGAAATTTCCCAGCTTTACCATAGTGAAATATTCCTCCGAATTTCTCTATCCAGGCTCCGGCGAACGAAGTGAGCCATATATTGTCTTTAAGTTTGTTTATAACTACTAAGCTAGGTGTCT